ACCAATCCTCTACTTGTTTTAGTCTCATAGACTCTTCGTAGATAGACCTAAACTCTTCTCTTGTTGGCATCTCTACTACAAGTGGTAATTTTTTGATAAATCTACCATACGCTTCACTTAATTGTTTCTCTGTATATAATATCATAGGTCGTCTACATCTTCTCCAGTTTTCATACTATTTGACATATCTTCTTTGTCTTTAGGATTGATTTGTGATTGAGGTCCGATTTTAAGTGTTTCCCAATCAATAACACTGCTAAAACTTTTCATAACATTACTACGCATTTTTGTGCAGTTAAATGTCATGCAGTTATCTTCTTGTTCCCATGTTTCTAGTGAGTAAGCTGCGTCTGCAGCATCAAGTATACCTTTTGCAAACCTAGCCTCTCCACTTGCATCGGTTTGATAAGGTGCAAAGAACATAGTCTCATATTCTTGTGCATACAATTTCATTTTCTTACTTACTTCTATTTGTTCTGTCCAATCGTATTGTCCAGATCGACTTGGTGCATTGTGGCGCTTCACTTGGTTCAGATAGTCAACTATTACAACTCCTATATCAAGCTGATTGACTTTTTTGTCAAGCTCTGACTGTATCTTGGAGAGAGTTAGTGCAGGGTCATAGATTACATCTATTTGCCTATCTTTGTGTAGCTGTAGCCTTGTTAGTTTGTCATGAAATGCCTCAAAGTCACGAGTTTTCTCGAACTCTGGTAGTAATTCATGACCACCATCAAAACGTCCAGCCCACCAGCCAGCAACTGCTGTCCACTCAGAACCACTTAGCATTTTGCTACGTAATCTTTTGAGCGGGACTCGAGTTGCAACAGAGCATATTCTTTGTAGTATAGAACGACTATCCATTTCAATAGTGAAATAAATAGCTGAACGACCACTTTCATATACATTAGCTGCTAGGTTACAACAGGTAACTGACTTACCTGAACCACGTCTGCCTCCCACAAGCACCAAATCTTTGGGAGAGAACTGAATTTCCGAATCATATTCAGAATTGAGTCCTAAAGGTAAATACTTAGATAGTTCTTTGTCATCTTCAAACAAAGAGATTTTTTCCATACTCTCTGCTGGTGGTTTGACATCTACCGACTCACTTACCTTTAATACTATTTCCTGTAATTGTTCTATGTTTTCTTCAGCTGTAGCCATTGCTACTGTGTTATCTATATACTTATCAAGTTGGTCTAGGATTTCTACTTGTGCATACTCATTCTTGAGATAGTCAAGTAAAAGCCACGCGTCTACCTCGACATCTACTGATTCGATTGCGAATATTTTTTCTTGTAGTTTTCTGTCACGGACTTCGTAACGTAGGTCCTCGAACTGAGGTAGGTCTTGATATTGGTCAATATGTTTGTCGAGTATTTTAAAGACAGATTGAAAATCACCAGGTAGGTAATGTTCCTTGAGGTTAGACCAAGTATCTAAATCTTTCTGTACTATAATTTGCTTTAGTAACGCACTCGCAATATTCAAACTAACTCTCCCAAGTATATAAAAAATGGGCAGGGACTACGTCCCCACCCGACTAAATGCAAGAAATATTAACCTATTTCTTTTTTAGCAGCGCCGTTGTAATCGGAACATGTTAGACCTCTTCTAGTCAACATTGTTTTTACTCCTCTTACTGTTTTGCCGATTGAATCAGCGATTTCTTCGACAGTCATGCCAGAGATATCGATGTCAGCTAAAACGTCAGCTTTGCTTGAACCTTTAGTTTCTTTCTGCTTAGGAATCGCGTTGATTTCACCACTTCTTAGTAAAGATAAAGCTTTACCTCTGATTGAATTAACAGACTTGTCTAAAGCTCCAGCGATTTCTTCTACGAAGCTTCCGCCATTAACCATTTCAACAAATGTTGTTTCTTCTTCAGGAGTATAAGTCCTAACTGTTTCTACTTTAGGAGCAGGTTTAACGTGGTCTGTAAGTTCCATAGAAAGAATCTTTCCTTGGATTGACTTAGCAGAAAAGTTTCCGCCCTCGAAGTGTGATGCAATTTCTGCATAAGTGTAAGAACCACTGTTATCATTTACAAATGCTGATAAAGTAGCTTCTTGGTCTTCTGAGAAAGACTTAGTTGCTGAAGCAGAAGCTAGTTCTACGTCAAAGCCCATCTTTCTTAGTTTGCTAGAAACTGATCTTGTAGATGTTTCTAACTGCTCAGCTGCTTCCGCAACCATAGCTTGAGATATCGGGCTCTCATTGCCCACGAAAGAAGTTAACTCTGAAGTTCTTTCGTCTGTCCATTTTGGTAATGCCATTTTTATATTTCCTCTAAAATGTCTTTTATGTTATTAATAATTGTTATACCCATTGTCTCTGCTTTCTTGGTTTTAGCACTTGCTATTCCACTCTCATTTACTAGGATAGTTATATCCTTTGTGAGATTATCCTTTACTGCATAGCCGTTTTCTTCTAATACTTGTTTGGCGGCTGCTTTGGTAGGATAGCTTACTAGCTTACCTGAGATACAAACTGTTCCCTTAGTGTTCTCGTAACTGACTTTTTGCACATTACAAGTAAAAGTAAAAGGTAACTTTGCATATTCTTGGATTAGGAAAGTTTCCTCTAACCAATCAAGAAGGTTCGACGCCGCTTTAGGACCCAGACCTGCCTCTGCACATGTCTCTGGGGTTATCTCATGTATTGATGAGATGTGTTTTGCTAACTTTTGAGTGGCACTTGAGCCTATCAGCGGTATCGAAAAAGCTGGAAGTAAAACTGTGAGGTCATTACTCTTCGATTTGTTAATTTCTTGAAAGAGTTTAGTTCCTAGTTTTTCTGAATCCAATGTTGAACATATATCCTCTTGGGTGAGAGAATATATATCGTGATAATCGACTAGACCTAACCTATCTATAGTAGACGGTCCGAGTCCTTTGATTTTCAAAGTCTTTGCAAAGTGTTCAACACGCTTTGCTGACTGAGCGGGACAAAGTTTGTTACGACAGAATAGTTGGTCGTTAACAAGTTCTAACACACTTGCGCATGTTGGACAACTTGTTGGTGGTACTATCTCTGTCATATTGTCTTTCTCCCAAAATATAAGTATATTATATCAGACGAGAGAGCGTTTGTCAAGAATTATTTTTCGGGAAGTGGGATAAAATTTTAGAATCAATTTTGAAACACTCTGTATGCCCACCGAATTTTTCAGCTGGATAATGACGGTCGTCCTTAAACTCCTCGTGCAGTTCCTGCTCTTTTTTCCAGCAGTTATAAATCGTATCGTGATAAGTTCGTTGAATACGTAAATCGTACCCCTTGAATCCACGACTTCTTTTTATAACGTGCCTCCAGTCTTTTCCCTTTGCTATTCCAACCTTAATGCACTCCCTTACGAAAGTCTTTTGATTGACTAAAATAACTCCATATAAAACACCCTCTACTAGCTGTTCATCAGGTCGGTTTTCAAAATAAGTTTTGTTGTAAACTCCTCCACTCATTCTTTCCAACTCCAACCTTCCTCAATAGATGACTGTACTCCTTGAATAAAATCTCTATCCTCTTCTGAAAGAACAGACCAAAACTTACTCACATTAAGAGTCTGAAGCATCATTTCTTCAGGATTTTTTAAATGATAATCCTTGTGCATGAGCATCTCTATTTGGTCAAGTCTGTTCTTTATTTTTTCTTTTAAGTCTTTGGTTGCCATTTCTCACAAGTCTCCTCTGATAATACCATTCCTGCAGGGGAAGTTACTCTACACCTGCCTTCACTAAGATTCTTACTTATCTCATGTATAGGCTCATAAAACTTACATTCACCGCAAGGGTTTTCTGGAAGTTTGTTTGCTCTTTTCATTAATTTCTTTCTTAGTTTCATTGTTATATACCCTTACTGTTTTTCTACCTGTTGTCCAAATGGCAATCAAGTACCTTTTCATGTTTTGTGCAGACCTCTAGCATAGTACATATTCTGTCGTACACTGCCATCTTCTCTTATCATACCTTGACAAAAGTTTTCTGCTATATCTTCACACCAGTACTCACTTTTTGTAGGATGCCACATAAGAAATCCCTTGTTATCACTAGTTGAATCGGATAGATGTACTCCCCAGTACTTATGTTCTTTATGTCGAACAACTTTTCCTACTTTAGTTCCATCCATATACTCTGAATATACTTCGTATTCTTTCATTACTTCTCCTCGTTTTTCCATTCCTTCAACCATTTAGCTCCATCACGCTCTGCATCTATAAAGACTGCATTTGTAAAACCTGCTGGAATTAGTATAGCTAAGTGAACTATAATACTTGTAACGATATTATAGTTTAACCATCCGAAATAGAAACTTGCTAAAAAGCCAAAGTACACACTCCACATAGTAAAAAGTACTAATGTAAAATATAACTGTAAACTTGGGTCAGGTATATGTTTTAATGGATTATATCTAATATCCATAACATTTCTCCAACTCTTTACAGTAAACATTAGTCCGTTTCTTATTAGTTTTTTCATGTGTTATCTCCGTCTCTGTATTCGATTCTAGACTTATCAAACAATCTATCTGCTTGTCTTTGAAAAGATTTTTCAATCTGTTTATCAAACCAGATTCTTATCCATTGTCTAATCTTGCCCATTAATCTACTCTTGCTACTATTTGAGGGATTATCTCCCCCGCCCTTATTACTTCAACCATACACCCTATCTGTAAGTCTAATGCTTCAATGATAGCCATGTTGTGTAGGGTTGCTCGTGAAACTGTTGCTTCTCCTATTATACAGGGTTCTAGTATTGCTACTGGAGAAACTGCACCTGATTTTCCTACTTGCCATTTAACATCAAGTAGTTTTGTAACTACGCCTTCTTGTTTTTCTTTGAGAGCAAAAGCACCACGAGGATGATGAGAAGTATATCCTAACTCATCAAACTCTTTGTGGCTAACTATTCTCCAGACATCTCCATCCTGTGGAAATTGCTCCCAGTTGGAATCAATTGCTGTATTGAACTCCATATGCTGTAGCATTCTCATATCTTCTACCCAGTCAGGGCAGATAGCAGGTTGTACACCATAACTTACGAAAGTTAAATCTCTTCTCTTAACTTCTTCAATATCTTTTAAGTTAAGCGCACCCGCTGCATAGTTACGAGCATTGGGTATTTCTTTTGGAGCTACTATCTCTCCTGTTATTTGTTTCGGTTGCTTACTAAATATTTCATTTGGTACTAGATGTCTAATCTTATCTGTGATATCTAAACCTTTCTTGCCATCTCCTCTAGTAAGTGCCATTGTTAGTTGTCCCTCTATATATTGAATACTAACTGCAGCTCCATCTAACTTAGGTGTAACTGTTACTACTCCAGGTAAAAAAGTGTGTGGGTCTTTCTCTCCCTTATAAACTTTCTGTAAAGAGTACATAGGAAACATGTGAGGTATTCTTGTACCTTCATCTGTGCCAATAGCAGTAGCGCCTACCTGTTCTTCTAATCTGTCATAGACTTCATCAGATATACTAGGGTCGCCATTATAATAATCTACTTTTGCTTGTTTTAAAAATTCCTCTAACTTGCTCATTATTTTCCTATGTGTTTAACCTCATCTTTTGGTATTACTTGATATGCACCCTTGTTGTACGCAATCGACACAGTATAGTTCTCACTTGCTTTCTGCTTGTAAGAAGTATCTTGTGGGGTTGAGTATTGGCTTACTGGAGCCGAAGGGTATTCTTGCGTAGTCCTACGATATGTAGTGTCTGGAGCAAAGGTTTTCCACTCAGGCTGCTTTGTTCTTACAGCCTTAGTGAACTTGCTCTTGCGTTTGCGACCGTGCTGGTCGTATGTCATTTGTCCTTTTATAATCATACATATATTATACACAATTTCTGAGGAATTGTCAAGAACTATTTTTCTTAGAGGTAGATTTCATCCAATAAATCTTTGAAATTTTCTTCTATGATTGCTTTTGATTCTGCTAAAGAGAGAATCTCTACTAGACCTTGGAACAGGTTTCTAGTATTTTCCATGTCTATAGGTATCGTAATACCTTGGTTAGAGGGTTTAAACTCCTCATCAAAATCTAAGTAGTATTTTCGTATAGATATATACTCTACTCCACGAAAAGTGTTGATTACCAACTTAACTTGTTCGTGTTCAGTTTCCTGTATCATTTTTTCATAAATTGCTGGTGCATCTAAATCAATCATTGCGTATAACTCGGTTAAGAGGCACAATGCTCGTTACATTTTCAGGCACAAGTATTCTATAAGAATCTGTGTCCCAACAAAATAATAAGGAAGTGTGTTGACTTTCCTTTGCTCTATTCTTTTTTCCTTTGATATATTGAGTGCTAAAATCTCGTGTACACACATTGTACTTTAGTTTACGAGAGTTCTGACTCCTATAAGTGATGACTGCATCTCCTGCATCGTCTAGTTTCTTTTCAAACTCTGGTTTTTTCATGTTTCCTCCAATTTAAACTAACAAAAACTCTTTTGATTTGTTAAATTTTTGGTCACTTATTCAAGATGCAAAAAATTGAGGCAATCACGAAGACTGCCTCAATACACTAAATTACACTACTTATTTAATGATTCTATAACTGTTGCGAAGTATACTGCTGCTTTACCAGTTAGTTTTGATACTATTGCTTCATCAACTTCTTGACCTGCATCACTTAAGATAGATGTTAGTTTTTCTTGTGCATCTGCAACTGAAACTCTACCACCACCTGTGCTACCGCCACTTGACTTAGCTGCTGGAGTTTTTCTTACATATACTCCTGCTTTTGTTAATATCATTCTGACACCATTTGGGCTTTCACCAAGTTCTTCTGCGATGTCTTTTACTATCTCCATTGAAGTCTCAGGTGTAGGTTCTGCATCCTGATACATTTCAACTGCTTGCTCTTTAGATTCGTCTGTCCAAGCCATTTTTCTTCTCCTATATTTTTTGTTATTGCGCATGAACTCTGGCATACCAAATGCCCACCCTGTGGTGTCTCGCATTTGTTGGTAATATCTGTCGCTCATATTTGCTTGTTTTTGTTTATAAATATATTATAATAAAATTATAACCATTTGTCAAGAACTATTTTTTAGTATCTTTAACAAAATGCTACTATTTTAAATGTTTCTCTAGGGCATTTAACATATCAACTGCTTCTGCAAGCTTTGCTAGTTCTGACTTTATTGACTCCATGACATCAGGGTGTTCCCCAATACCTACTGAATTTCTCATATAAACTCTACAATTAGCTCTATGGTATGCTATCTGTCCTTTTAAGTGTTCTCTTAAATCTTCGTACATTGATTATGTCTCCTATGTTGGGTTTTTCTTTCCCAGTCTTCTATTGCATTTTTTATACTGCCCTCTGCTAAAACTGAACAATGCAGTTTTATAGGAGGTAAGTTTAAAGCTTCTGCAATATCTTTGTCTTTAATAGACTTTGCTTCTTCTATTGTTTTGCCTTTCAGCATTTCTACGAACATTGTAGAACTAGCAATAGCACTACCACACCCGTAAGTCTTGAACTTTATGTCAACGATGCGTTCGGCGCTGTCGAGTTTCAACTGTAATTTCATTACGTCACCACACGCAGGTGCGCCAACCATCCCTGTTGCTACATTCGGTTCTTTTGGGTCAAATCGACCAACTGAGTGAGCTTCAGGGTTCTCTAACACTGACTCAAACCTTTTTACTACTTCCTTGCTGTAAGCCATTATTTAATCTCTATTATTCCAGTAACAAAGCCTCGAATAAATCCTTCAAGCCTGTTTGGTACGATAAATGTTATTATTAATAATGGAAAGCACAATAAAAATATAAAAAATACTATTAGTGTCGATAAAATTGGTCTGTCTATCATTATATTATCTGGGGCTAACTGCCTTACTAATTTATAAGACGGCCACCATATTGAGTACATAGCAGCGCATACCCCTGAAAGGTATATCGCGGCAATAATCTGCCATATTTCCATCCTAGTCTCCTTTTATAAATACTTTTGCAGATGTTCTAGCTTACCCATTTCATAGGTAGCCAAAGGATAGTTCTTACCTGCAAAACTTAAGTGAGGAAAATAACTACCTTTAAGGTCTTCTTGGCTACATTCTATAGTGTAGCACAAGTATAATCTATATCCTCTTTCTTCAGCTTGCTCAGGTCTTAACTCCTTCTCAACAAGTGCTGGATAGTTCTGTCGAACTGCCCATATTTTTTCTCCAACCTCAAACTCATCTGCTACACATTGTTCAGGTAGCATTGCGTTTCTACGTCCTTCATAATCGGTTTGAGCAAGTTTCTGTGGAATACCTACTCTATCAATTATTGCTTTGATGAAAGCAGGCGACCTATATAACCCTTTGGCTATATCAGATACATTTGCTCCATCCAAGTAGAAGTTTACTACTTGTTTAATCTCCATTTCTGTTGCGCCTCTCCCTTTGTTCTGGGACTTGCGTCTTTCTCTATAAGCTACAGTGTCTAAATGGTCTTCAATAATTTTATTGAGCCTTGTAGTGTTATAACTTATATTTAGTATGCTGCACGCCTCTTTCTTAGTGATAGGCTTTTCATCGTTTAACAACTCTATTACATGCTGTACGTTAGTTTCTGTCAAATTTTCGTGCTTTCTGGTCTTTATCGCCATTTATACTCCTAGTATGTAAATCATTAATATATAAGTTAAAATATGGAGATACTGGTCTAAACCATGTAATCCCCAATATAGTGTATGTGTGTTGTTTAGTTTAAATATTCTTTTAATATTATTCTTTGCATAATCTATGTGGTAATGTATATACCCATCTAAAAATGCTAAATATAGCGTTGTAAACCAATCGCAAAAGAATATTAATACAAGAAATGTTCCAACTATGTGATGACCTGCATGGACTAAACCGCCAGGCGCGCCATATGTTCCCTTATCTTTCCAAGGCTTCTGTAGAAGATAGTCAGCAACTGTATGCTTAAAAAGTAGTAATAAGAATATTACTACTACTTGTTCAAGACTTGTTACCGTTGTCATATCTGTTAGTAAATGTTCCATCTTTTTCTTCGTGTTCCCCTAGTAAGAAAATTGTATAGTGTATTATTTTTAGTAAGTCGTCAGGATTGTTTCCATACTTCTTACCATAGCGCTGTGCGTATTTAATTATATTACCTATACAGAATCCTTCGCCATGCCCTGCATCAAATACAAATTCTGTTGTTTGAATCTTGCTAGTACCATAGTGTTGTTTATAAGTTTTGTCTATATACTCTCTTACGTTTGCTAGTACTATGTCTTCGTTAAATTTATAATCAACCAATTAACTCCTCCAGTGCGGCATAGCCACCTATATATTCCCCATCTTTAATTATTTGAGGAAAGGTTCTAGCACCAGGAAATTTATCTCTCATTTCTGAGAAACCATAGTCCACATCTAGTTGTTTATATACTACTTCAAAGCCTTTTCTTTCTGCTAAACCTTTTGCCATATCGCAATAAGGGCAGTTATCTTTTCCATAAATCTCTATCATCTCGTTATCCTTTTTTCGTAATCAGCATAATCTTCGTTCCACCAGTCAGGCTTATCACGATGCGACCATACTGCAAATGTTGCTTTATCTAAATGATAATAGTCTCTATAACTTTGTATAGGATTATCATAGTCTCGTAGTTCTTCAGGCATAGCTATGCCGAATTTGGTAAACCCAACACGAGGTAAATTTTTCGGGTCAGGTAGTTTATTTACTACTTGTTCTACTGATTTGTGTAATTTTCCATAACGGTAATGGTATTCATCATTCAATGCGTTAGCATAACAATGAACCCATTCATGGTTATCCAATGATTCCCTTGCCCAGATAGTGCAGGGGTGATTGTACATCATTGGTAGGTAGGGGTAGGGACGTTCCTCAAGAGGTAAATGCTTGATTTCAGCTTTAGCTTTATTCATCACTTCTCTCTCATCTGCGTTAAGAGCTCGAGGAACGAACCCTAGTAATTCATCTATCCATATAGTAGTGCATAAGATTTGAGCAGCCTCTAGTGGCATCTTGACAATATGCTTATCAACATGATACTGGGCTGCCTTATCTAAATCTTCATCTAAGTAAAATAAATTCATTACGCAATCCAGCACTTATACTGAGGACATTCTCCACTATCTTTGTGAAGTTTAGATCCGCAGTGTTTGCACTCTCCGTAATGGTAGTCTTCAAAAGTTTTGGTTTCTGAGTTCCACATATTTACTTTTTTGTGTTCTTGGTGTTCTGTATTTTTCATATGTATATTATACTAAAATTATGAACAGA